GCCAGAAACGTTGACCGTCACGCTGTCGTCGATGACGTTGGGCTGACCCAACGGGAACGGCTGAAACGCCGATCCATCCGAGAAGTAGGACTCGCGCACCGTGACGCCCTCGGAGGCTACGAGCAGATCATCAGTGGTGCCATCGGGGAACGTGCCAGCCCCCGCCGGGATGACGAAGTCCTCAGCGATCTCGAAGGTGAGGTCATCCATCACCAGTTGCGTGCCAGCGTCAAGCGTGATGGGAACCGGCTGCGGCGGTAGCGGTGTCGCCTGAAGCGCGACCGACGCCGACGTCGGGGCGCGCATCCTATACCCTTGAGCCTGGGTGAGAACGCGCATCGACTCGACCGTATCGGCCAACGCGAGGAGGCCGTTGATGCGCCGCCTGTTGTAGTAGTAACCGTTCTGCTCGTGCATCCACGCGAGCACGGAAATCATGGCCGGTCCAATGCCAGACTTCACGAAGTCGCTGTACTCGTACTGCCCAACGCGGAGCTTTGCCAACTCCAAACCGCGCTCCAACACCACGTCGAACGTGCGGGCCAGGTAGTTGATCGCTGGAGATGCCACGTCTGCCTCCTACACCGTCGCGCTCAGGCGGAACGAAACCGGCCCGCTGAACACCTGTCCAGTTGGATCACCCACGATAGCCCAGGTTATCGTGATGTGAACCGTGTACGGATCCTGGACCTCGTCCACATCTGTCCTCACCGCGATGACGTTGATCCTCTCGTCTTGCTCCTCCAGGTCCTTGCGCGTGTAGTAGCGAATCAGACTCCGCGTGACCTCGTCATTGGGCTCGAAAACCAGGCTGGGAACATCGCTGCCGAACATGGGGTCATAGGGGATAGTCCCCCTCTGGGTTGTGAGGATGTTGACCATCGACGTGAAGATGACCTCCACGTCGCTTTTAGGGCCGAGGACACCCCCGACGGTGTACTTGAAGGGGTAAGCCGGTCCCGTGAACCTTCCGAGCTTTGGTCTGTCCTTGAGCCGCGTAGCCATCAGTCCACCCGCACATTCACACTCTGGTCACTAGGGGCCGACAGCGGCACTGGTGCGCCAGTCTGGGCCGAGGGACCAGGTCCAGGCAGGTAGGAATGAGTGTGGATGTCGTACTTCGACGTCAGGAATGAGTCGAGCACAACGAACGAACTCGCTGCCACCGTACCGACGGTCACGGCCGCCCCAACCAAAGCCAAGATTCCTGTAGCCGTGACGGACACCGCGACGGCGCTGATGATCATCGAGATGAGCGCCACCAAGGTCATCGTTGTGCCCGCGCTCAGTTGCAGCGGGCCGGTGGAACTGTCCAGCTTGACCAAGGATCCACCGTCGTCCAACGAGAGCGCGCGACCAACAGGGGTGATGGCCTCGATCTTCTGGGCATTTCCATCTACGACCAGCTTGAACCCCGAAGGCAACTCCATCAGGATCCGCTGGCCTCCCAACGCGGACGCGTCCTGCAGTCGGACTACGGCTCCGTCCTTCGTCTCAACACGGATCTCCTCCTCGCTCTCCTTCCAACGCATCTCGATGGTGTGGCCGTGCGGAGTCTTGGTCAACCACGTCTTGGGCTCTGGGGAGTAAGCACTAGAGAACTCACTCGGGACGTCCCCCTCACCGAAGAATCCACCGAACCAGACAGGATGACTACGGCTACCACCCCAGAACCCGACCCACACACCAGACCCGACTTCAGGAACCTGCGGGGCACCCGACCCGACGCCAGCAGGAAAGCATCCAGGTCGTGCCCAAGGCAAGTCAGCATCCTCTATCTTCTCGGGGGCAGCAGACCTGCCATAGAACTGATCCACTCGGATCTGGAGCTTGCCCTCCTTGTCCGGGTCTGCGGCGTTAACGACGGTACCGGGCCAGAGTCCTTCGGTTGGAACGTCCATGTCACGAGTAGGCCGCGGGTGCTTCAACGCTTGAGGCTTGTCCCCGCTCATCGCAGCACCTGGGCTACGATGACCGTGTTGGGCATAGCCCGTTTCCCGGACTGGTAAGAGTCGCGAGACCTTGCGGTATCAGCCGACGAACCAGTCGGCTGGTCTTCTCCTTCCCAAGCCTCCCGCCTGTACGCCACCGCCGTCGTGCTGATGGCCCCCCCAAGGTACCTGTGCTGCACCTCCAACAGCGCGTAGCGTCCCTGAACAACGGACTCCCGGTTTGGGTTGTCTGTCGCCACTATCTCGATGACTGCATTGGGCTTCAGCGTGAGGTCGGGCCTTGTATTGACCCGCAGCGAGAAGTACCTGGGCGCTAGGTCACCCCAGACGTTTCTCACAGCGGCATCTACCAAGAGCAGCTTGTCCTCAATGACTGGTACGATGCGTAGGCCGTCACTCTGGTTCCTCGGGACCCGCTTGGATAGCGCCGGGTAAACGGCAGCGGCTGCGGAGTCGGCCATGAACGAAATCCCGGCTTTGGCCTTGAAGTCATAGCCAACACCTTCGAGCGTGGCTCCTCCCATCCTGTCAATCCGTCGGCCGTGGTACTGGACGACGTACCCGTTGAGCCGATTCTCGATGCTCGCGGTGTCGTGGCTTCGCGCTGAAGAATCCTGCGACCGAACAACGACTAAACGGAGGTTGTCCTCCTCCATGTAGAGGAACATATCCCCGCGACCATCGGCCGATGCTGCGCCACGGAGGAGCCGACGCAAGAAGCTCCAATCATCCTCCTGAAGCTGCCACCGCGTCCGCTCACCTTTTGTGGTCGCCACGTCGCTGGTTTGGAGCCCGTAGTCCTGGCCGACGCGACGTACGACATCGGCCACAAGCGCGTCCTTGAACGTGCGCGTACGAACCTTCTGAAGCATGTTGAGGCGCTGATCCGCCCCATGAATCTCCAGGTCCATGGTGGGCTCAGGGGAAAAGGCCCCCTTGGACCAATCCGTGATGGCGCGCTTCCATTCCGTAGACGTCTCTACGCCGGCCTCCTGCTGCTTGAACCTGAACATCACTTCCGGCCGCTTCCGACCGAGCATCAGGTCCCACCACTCCCCCCATTCTGGCGTCTTGAGTCGCATCGACCAGGAGAAGCCGCCATCCAGAAGGCTCTCGGTCCACAAGAACTCATCTACCAACGGGCTGATGTCGCTGGTCTGATTCTTGACCCGCATCTCCACGCCGGATGTTCCTGTAACCGACACTACTGATTCGCAATCCGTCCGTTAGAGGCCAGCAGCGCCGCCCGGACCTTCTCAGGCTTAGGGATGAGGATGGTCATCCCGGCCGTCACGTCTTCGTGTGGGAAGTCGATCTTGTTCGCGTGCGCGATGATCGTCCACAACCCTCTATCCTCGTAGAACTCGTCCGCAATCAGGTCCAGGCTCCCCTGCATCCCTTGTGGAATGGTGTACTCCTCCTCATCGCCGTCCAGCGTTACCTCGATTGGATTCCACAATCCGTAGAACGTCTTGCCATCCTTGATGAATATGGCCGTCCGCTTGTACGGATCCGAGAAATCGACCTCGATCTCTAGGGGGCGGTCAGCCATCTACCCTCCTCCTAGCGGCGTGACAAGGATGTTTGACTGCTCCACTTTGTCGCGCGCCCCAGCGCGGGCTGCATTTGATACAGAGGCTTGAGCAGCCCTCAGCTTCCGATCTGCTTCAGCATTTAGCTTCACGGTACCAGTGATGTTCTTCGGGGTAGACTCAGAACCCCCCGCGCTGTTCCTGATCGACCGCCACGTCGGGTAAGAAGCATCGATGCGTTGGAAGCTAAGCGTGACGGTACAGCCGTAAGGCCGCACAGAAACGGGATGAAACGGAGGCTGCCACCTCAACGCGACGCTCATGATGTAGCCTCGCACAACGAGGAAGCTGCCAAACACGATCAAGACTATCGGTGGGTCGTTCCTGACCTGGGAGCGGAGTGCCTTTTGGGTAGCCGGAAGAACGTTGAGGCCGGCGGCCTGTGCGCGTGCAATCTGGCGATCAGCAAACGCAGATGCTGAACGCCGCAAAGGAAACCCCAAGGCTTCAAACCATCGTACCTTGCGCTCCATGTCAATGAGGATGCCGTCAATCTCGGAGATAGGTACCTTGCCCTCCACGACAGGGGAGCCAAACGTGCCGTCAGCGCGGAAATGCAGCGTGAGATTCATGGCTGACCAGTTGCCGCCGCGGTAAGCCGCGTAGCCTGGCTGCGGCATCCGATTCTTGGCGTACTCCTGGTACCCGTCGAGCGCGTACGCCTCCTCGATCTCCTGCTCGAAGGACTCGAAAGGCATTCGCGCGTCAATGCCAGTCGGCCTATCCTCCAACACGATGGCGCACGCTGCCGTGCGGGGACCGTTGGCTCCTGGAGCAAGCGAAGTTGAAACGGTACCAGCCATCATGTCACTCCGTGGATTCCAACGGCGTCAAGGAGGCTAACACTCTCCGTAGCTGTCGTCTCCTGACCGCCGTCTACCTGCAGCACACCGCCTAGCCTGCGATCAATGCTCTCCAGAACCGCGACGGCGCGGTCTAGGCCAGGGAACTCCAGCATGGGCGCTAGCACGCGCTCAACCACGCTCGGGGTCAGCGGCATGATTAGCTCAGGGCCAGCCTCACCAAAGACGCCTGGGACAGGCGCTGCCCCGGTGGCTACACCACCCTTTGCCAAGTACTCGAATGGCGAGATGTTGAGCGCCTCGCCTATGGACCCAACCCACGGCAACTTCCCGGTCAACACCGAGTTGAGCGGGTCGATTATCAGGGCGTTCATCGCGCCCTTCAGAGTCACCAAAGGGGACATGAACGCCTTAGTCATCTTGTCCCACTGTGACTGCAGGTCGCCCAAACCAAACATCGCGAGGACCTCGTTGACGCCGTCCTTGAGCGGCTTGATCCAATCGAGCAACAGCAGCTTGAACTCGCTCATCATGATGCCGAAGTTGTCGAAGAAGTAGGACACCTTATCTGTGAGTTTCTCCACACCAATAGCAAATGCATCGATGAACACCACAATCTCCGGCATGTGTTTGTCAACGAAATTGGCTAAGAACGTGAGCGTCTTGACCATCGCTGGTCCGAGGACCTTCTCAACGAGAACTATTGCGAGCTTGCCGAGAACTGGAAGTAGTGGAATGAGCGCGTCCAAGGTCTTAGCGAAGGCATCAATGAGCGGTGGTCCAACCTCAGCAATCATGTCGCCCAGCTTAGGAAGTAGCTCCGCCGCGAACTCGGCCACGTACTCCACCACCTTGGCGACGATGGGTACCACACGCTGGAAGATGTGGAGGAACACCGGGAGTATTTTGACTACCGTCGCGCCGATGGCTCCCAAGAGCTTCTGAACGGACGGCATGATGTCCTGAACAGCCTTCATAATTGGGCCGGCGACAGTACCTCCTTCGAGCATCTCTGAGATGAACACGCCGGCCTGAGACACCAACATCTCGATGAGTGAGACGATTGGTACCAGTAGCTTGGCGAGCTTGGGTCCGAGGTCTTGCGCGATCATCTCCATCGTCATCTGCAACGGCCCGAGCACGTTCTCCAGATGCGCTGAAATGCCCTCAATCAGCGGCGAGAAAACCTTAGAGATCAGGTCGATGATCGGGGTCAGTAGCTTGAACACCCCACCCAGAGGCCCCAGGAAGGTGCCGATGAATCCTCCACCCTTGCCTATCGTCTCCTTGATGTCGGCCAAACCCAAGACTTTCTGGAACAAGCTGCCGACCTGCACGGCAGCACCGGCTGCCTTGCGGCCCATAAAGAAAAAGCCCTCACCCACTTTTTTGATGCCAACAAGCGGCGAGCGGCCGAACGCTAGGAAGCCTTTGGCTACCGAAGTGATGGACTTGGCGACCATCTTGATCGGAAGCGTTAGCAACTTGAACTCAAGGCGTAGAACCTTAGCTACAGCCTTAAATGCCCCCAACTCCCGAAGGCCCTTCACCATCACGCCGAACGCTTTGGTGTACTCCTTGGCGTCAAACGCGGCACGCATCTCGTCGCCAACAGCTTTGACGTTATTTAGGAACGCTGGGACCTTTTCGAGCCCAAATGCCGCCAGGAGGTTACTTACGGACTGGACACGCGGGCCAAGGTTGTCCCACCCCGCAGAGAACTTGGTCCCGAACGCAGACCACGACTGACCGATCTTCTTAGTAGCCTCCATCGTATTGAGAGCCACGGTAGCCAAGCTCTTGCCGATCCCACCGGAAGATTTAGCTATGGTAGTCTCAGCCTTGAGCACCACGGCAGACGCCAGGTCCTTGGCGGAGAAGACCCACCCAACGACCTCGAAAGCTCCGGCCCCTGCTGGCACCTACGCTGCTCCAATCAACCTGCTGACAATGAGCCCAAGAATCTCTTTCCAACCGCGCTTCGCTCTCTCCGCTCTCATCTGCATTTCCACATGCACACGCGCCAAGTGGTCCAACCGTTGCCACCGAGCCATCGCCCTCCAATCCATGTAAGACAGGCCGCCGCGCGTCATCAGGGCGTACCGCTCCTGGCGGATGGACTCCAGACTAGGAACGGCCGCCGCGAAACAACGAGCCGTCCAGAGGGAGTTCCGCCCGGAACGAGTGCCCGCAACGACACTTGAATCGGGGGCGCATCGAGTAGCCGAACGACCTCCTCTCTATCTGGCGCCGGTAGTGTGTGAGCGCCTCGCTGGGCGTGCGCTTGATCCATGAGTACGCCCCAACCAGCCCAGGCTTGCTCCCGTTGAGGGTAACGGTGTGCAGCGCGAGCAAAACGTTGTTGAGCTTCGTCCCCGGCTTCGTGGACGTGCTGTCCGTCCGCTGAGCGAAGTCCTCCGCGATGGTGAGGTCGGACATCCTCAAGTAGCGCCAAGTGACCTTGTCACCTGTGAGCTTTAAGGGCTCGGCTGTGAAGGGCTCCACCACAGCAGATGGATCAACGATGGCTTCCGTCGTCCCTTCGATGTCGCCGCAAATCTCTGCCAAGATGGCAAGTTCTTCGTCTTCCTCCGTTTCCTCGATGGGCTGAGGCCACGTCGGGCTTTCGCCAGGAGCGGCAAGCCGTAGCTCCACGCACTCCATGTCCCCAAGGGCTCTCGTCTGATTGCTGGCCTTGCCGCACCCGCGCGGCTTAGGACACACGGGAGCCAAGAACACGCGGTCATCCCCCGCTGAGTAAGCGAGGAGATGCAGAAGCAAGGCGGGCCAGTCCTCAAGCATCAACTGATCCAGCGTGATGCCATTCAGGTCTACTACCTGCCCGACGACGTGGCGCAGCGACACCATCGCGGCGGCCCCGTCCTCCATCCCGGCAAGGACCTCCTCCTGCTCGCCGCGTGTTGGCGAGATGAAGACCTGGCCGCGGTGCCCTGGGGGGTACCACAGCCCCCGGCTTGGGAGTGTGTAGGGTCTGGACAAGGGATCGCTCCCACGTCCGCCCGCAGCCGCCCGCGCCTCCGCCATCGCAGTGGCCTGAGCCCCTAAAAGGGTGTCTGGCATCGGCGTTGGCATCGGCTGACTGGTCACGGGTTGGGGTACTCCGACAGTTGCGTGGGGACGTGGCTGGTTCGGCTCAGTCACGGCGCCCTCCTCTCTCTACGTGGTTAAGTGCTTAGCTCGCTGGCGCCAGCAGATTGGGATCCCAGATGACGCGGTCCACTGCGAGGTCGATCTGCATAATCATGTGCTCGCCCTGCCCGAAGTTGATCCCAACCTCAGGTTCCTTGGTAGGCCACAAGCCCTCCAAGGTAGCCGACCTCTCCTGGGTGCCGTTGGCGTCGAACAGCACCAGATGTCCGCGGATCTTGAGGGCGGCCGGAGGAAGCATGAGGCCGGTGCTCTCGTTGAAGACCATCTGGAACCACTGGTGCAGGACACGCCGCGATCCCGTCTCGGGAAAGTCCCGGAAGGTAGCGGAGACGTTCCCGAGCGCGTTGGGAGCGGTAGGGTACTTCACACGACCGTTCAGGTAGGGCATCTCCCCGACCCCTACCTCTCGGCCAGGCACGGTGAACTCCTGAATGCTGAGAATCAGGATCTCCTTGCCGCCGGGGACGAGTTGGTTGATGTCCAACTCCAGCATCCCCATGTTCTGCTTCTGAGGATTCCACTGGCCTTGAGCTTGGGCCAGGATCGCCCCGGCGTAACGGTACGGGCTTCTGGGCATCGTTCAGTCCTTCCTGGCGCTACCCGGCGACCGCGACTTCACTGAAGTCGGTTCCGCTGGGAGTCAAAATGAGGTCGAAGTTCAGGTACTCAGCAGCCCTTGCGGGCTTGATGAACAGTTGGCAGTTGACCTGCAGAGCATCGATGTCCAGGGCAGTTGTGGTCGTCTCGTCCACCAGAACGTAGGCGTCCTGGAGGCCGCGCCGCTCGATGACCGGCTGAAGAATCGCGTTGGCCTGCCCCTCGATCTCACGCCACAGGGTCGAGTCGTTCAACTCGAAAACGAAATCCTGCATCCCGGCATCGATCCGGTTCTGGATGACGTTCACGGTCCAGCGAACGTTGATGCGATCCAGAGCCGTCGGGTTGCGCTGCGCGGTGCGCTGCCCTTGCAGAGACGGCGCACGGCCGGCGCGGGCAACGATGCTGTTGATGATCTCCGTCCGCGTCCCGACAACATCGTAGAGGAGCGCGCGGTCCTCTTTGGGTGTCGAGTACTTGAGGCTGTCTGCCAGGACCTTGCCACGCCGGTTGCCTGCGATGGGGAACCACGGGGCAGCCACCGAATCGGTGATGGCTACCAATGTCGCGATGTCGCCGTCGCAAGGCTCCAGCACGTCCCTGGCAGTGTACTGGTCGTAGTACTGGACCCAGGGCGTGAACGCGGCCAGGAAGCTGGTATCGATGGCAGCCAGCGGCGGGAAGGGCACGCGTGCATTTGCTACTGCCGCGCCGCCTGGCGTCGTCGCACCGTACTCCCCGTTCACGAAGTCTCGGATCTCGAAGGCGTTCTCGCTGTCAGGCGTCGGGATGATTCCAAGGCACCGCCGGCCCTTCAACTCACAGAGTTCCTGCATGGCCGTGATGACTTGCCGATGCCACTGGCCTGGGATCATCAACCAGTCGAGCGGAACGATTTCGTAGTTGCGGTAAAGCTGCAACCCGGTCGAGACATTTCCGACGCGTGTTCCGACGACATCCGCGATGGTGAAAGCTCCCGCCATCGCGAGACGTTGCGTACCACCCGTGTCCACAGGGAACGTGAGGCCGCCGGACTCGATCTCCAGGCGCACGTAGTCGGACCCGTTGGTCGCATCGTTCACCTTGTCGGCCAGGTCCTCCAAGCCGTCGCCCTGCCCAAACGCCTCGATCTGCACAGCGTTGAAGAACACGATGAGACGAAGCGTGCCCGCAAGGGTGGGATCGGCGCTGACCTCAGCGTAGATGCCAGCCGTAACGACGGGCCGCTCGTTGCCGATGTCGCCGGGGTATCGGCTGACGAGATGGGCAACCACGTCTTCCCGAAGAACGAACACCGGCTCCTCCCACGCTGGGGCTCCCGTCCACTGGATGGACGTATTCCCAGTAGCGAACTCGATGACGTTGTCCGGGTCGGACGCCGCAGCGACGTTCTCCTCCCACGCCGGGCCATCAGTGGGGTCGATGAACGAGCGGCTGATCTGCGGATCGCCAGTGGCTGCGACGGACAGTTGGCCGCCCTGCATCGCCAGAAGCCGCCCGGCCTCTACGCGAAGCGGAGCGTTAGACAACGTTCCAGTGAAGACGACCTCCGTCCCATCACCGAAACCCAGGATGTCCGCCGGAGCGTAGACTGCCGTGATGGCGGCTGCCTCCTTGAGGTTGAACGTACGCGCGCCCGTCGCCACCAGGTCCAACCCAAACGCGAAAGCACCCGTGGTGTGATCGAGGTAGTCCGACCCGTTGAAACTGTTGGCGGTCGCGGGGGAAGACTGCTTCATGCCGGCCGCATTGGGGATCGCGTCAGCCTGGTACTGCGGCCCCGTCCCACGGAGCGTGCGTCGTGCTTTGTCGTACGGGGTGGCGGTGTGCTCACTGGTGATGGAAGCCAACGCCGTGATGTTGGCAGACGCCGTGATGCTCCAAGAACCGTTGATGTAGTCGATGGCCCCTCCAGCCGCGGCAACAGCGCGCGGGTCTCCGCGCGGCCTGGTCAGCCAACCACCAACCCCATCGTCGTAGTAGACCTCGGGGTTACCTCCCACATCCGAGATGGTGAGCTTGACGGTACCGCGCGTGATGGGCAGCGCCAGTCGCTGGGCGCCTGGGTCGGTGTCAGCGGCGTTCGCGTCACCACCAGCATCGCTGGGCTGCAGCGTGCCCTGCACGAACTCGGGGGCCGATCCTGGAACAGCACCACCACCCATGTCGATGATCTGGAAGTCGTACTCCGCAAATATCTGCGTGACCCCGGTAGCCGGGAAGGTCGTTGCCCCCACAGGGTCCCACGCGGGCACACTCCACTGGCCCGTGCGGTAGTTGATGGACGAGCCCGCACACAGGGTCCCACCCCCGTTGGGGGCCGTCCTGAACCTCCCGAACCCGTCATCATAGACGGGGGGAGGAACCGAGATGGTGGCGTGGCTCGGGGTCAAAACCACGGTGCCGGGAGTAACCCAACCGGCCAGGGTCTTGAGCGTTGCCGTTGCGGATGTGTCTCCTGCGGCTGACGGCGTAGCGTCTCCAGCTACCTCATCGGCCGTGAGGAAGAACAGGACCTTGTTGGCTGGAAAGTGGCCCACACCAAGGGGGTACTGCGAAAGGTTACCCGCGTAGTCCTCCTGCCCAGCCGACGTGGAGCCTGCCGATTCCGCGACAGCCCGCACCCAGATGGCGTCGATGGACCCGTTACCGAAGAAGGTAGACGCACCAGCCGAGAGGTCGATACCCCACGCGCCGGTTCGGTAATCCACGAAGCCGATGAGACCAGCAGGCCCCTCCAGGAGACCGAGGCCGGCGCCAGTCGGCACGTACGAGAGGTCGCCGTCATCGGCCAACTCAACGTAGGAGCCGGCGCCAACCTCTGCGCGAATGGTCACGGACCCTGGAAGGGCTGGAGTTCCAAGCGCCCCGTACGCGATCTGGAGACCAACCAACGCGGGGCCGATGGTCAGCAGGTTCTCGAAGACACGTTCGCCTGCGGTGGAGTCCATCGTCCCGTGGAACCGCTTGCCGGCGAGGCCGCCGGTCGATGATCCCGCGCTTGCCGTCCGCGCGTGAGAGCCATCGTTTCCGCCCGCCATCAGGGCGGGCTCCAGAGACCCAGTGAACTGGTTGATGGTCTCAGCAGGGAAGGTGGCTCCTACACCGGGCAGGATCTCGACGACCACGCGGGAGGAGCGGCCGTTGATGGCCGTCTTGACGGATCCGTTGTCGAGCGACAGGTACGTCCGCTCAGCGGACTCGCCGTCGAAGAACACCTGAACGTTGTAGCTCTGCGTTCCGTTGTGCGTGATGCCGATTCCGAGCAAGCCGTTGGCCCAAGTACCCGCGCTAGACGCCAGGAAGCGGAGGACAGGAATCAAGCCGGTCGAGTCGTACAGCGTAACCCACGCCGTCTTGAGGTCGATGCCAGCGATGCGGGTGAACTTGCCTTGGTTGCCGCGCTTCAGGTAGCGGTTGAACCCGCGTTGCCCGTAGGTGCGGTCCACGGTCGGGCGACCGTGGAAGTTCGTGAAGTTTCCTTCATCGGTGAAGTCGTTGATGGCGTTGACAGGACCCTTTGTCGCTGGCCCGACGCAACCCATGATCGCGTTGGTGGAGCGCGGCGCGTAGAGCGTCAGGTCGAATACGTTGATGGTGATCCCTGGGGCCGGCATTTAGTCCTCCGCTCCGATAGTCATCGTTTCCAAGACGGTCGGCGGGTCTTCCGCCGCGTTCAGAATTTCCAAATTGATCGTCCGCACCAATCGGGCCTCCTCCGGCCTGTAAGGCACGTACGCTTCGATTCGTCCAGACCACGTACGCCGCACTTCCTTTGACCCCTCCCCAAACTCCATGTTGGAGGAATCAACCCACCCATCGGTGTAGAGGCGAAGGCGCGTTCGTCCGAGCACGCGGGCGTGCTCCAAGATGTTGAATGGTGGCTTGTACCACTTTTCCAACGTCCAATCGACAGGGAGCCCCACCATGTCGCCGGTCACGAACCGTAGCTCAATCTGGGGCTCAACGCTCTGCGCGATGGAGTGGCCTCCCTCGTCTGGGAGCCAGAGGTCAACCTGCACCGCAGCCTCAACGGGCCGTGGCATCCGCATCTTGGTAGCGTTACCTGTCTTGATGTCTTTGGTGACTCCTCGCAGGGTGGCAGGGGTGTTCCACGTTGGGGAAAACTTGGGCGGGTCGATCCACAACGACATGAACGGGCGCGGCGCGGGCGAGTCCTCAATCTGCTGCCGAGTACGGGCTCCGCGGAGCCTGCGCTGCGTGACCCTGGTCATCTCAGTGGTGGCGCGGTCTGGTCCAGCGAACACTACCGGGACGGATTTGCCGTTCCACATCGCCTGTTGAAAGAAGTTCCTCACGGCCATGAACAGCGGCGCGTACATCAGCGCACCGCCCTAAGCGCCCGGCGCAGACCCTCAGCCCGCGCTTCCAGACCCTTCTCACGGATCCTACGTTTCAGGTTCCTCCACGCGACCCGCCAGTGGGGCCGGGGTGGGACATTGGCCGCCGCGCTCCCGCGCTCCAGGATTGTCGCGATGGTGAGAAGCGGCAGACCCGACGGGACATGGTTGCGGTCCTCCATGCCCACGCCCCACATCACGCCGATCTTAGGCATCGTGAATTTGCGGACCTCGATGCCGTTGATGTAGTCCCCGGTCGCCAGCAGCTTCCTAGCGTCCTCTCCGCGGCGCATCTTGTTGCGGACGGTCCTCGGAGACAGAGGGACCTGCTTGTACGGATTGCGCTCCTCGGTTGGGATGTCCACGCGAATGGAGCCTTGTCGCGGAGGTTTGTCTACGGTCCTGTTGGTCCCTGGTGGCTCAGGTGCCCCGGCCAACAGCTTGTCGATGATGAGTTCCCGCGTCTCCTCAGCCAACACGCGCGATTGCTCCGCCGCTGCCTCCAGGGTTCCTCGAATGACCATCTGCATGAAGCCGCGAACCTGCTTGACAGGGATGCGCTTCGAGCCGACCTGAATGTAGCGCGTGGCCTGGACTAACCTGGCCATACGATCTCGTCCTCTCCCACAGGCTGCCGCGGGATCTCAGGTTGGGGACGACCTGGCGGGTCCGACGGTACAGCAAGGTCAGGGCGCTCCGAGATGACGGGTATCGTGGCGTCGTCCTTGAGTTGAGAAGCGGTCCCCTTCCACATCGTCGGGATGCCAGTTGGGCCGATGTGGTCCTCATCGGTCATTTGGTGAACAGAGAACCAGACGCCCTTGAAGTAGAACAGGTCACCTGGCTGCGGGATGTAGAAGGGGTCCGGGATCTCGTCCGACACGATGCCAAACACCTTGGCAAGCCGCGAGCACTCCGCCCTGCTGATCTCAATGCGGGCGTCACCCGAGGTCTCAACGAACCCCTTTTTGGCTCCCTTCGTCTCCCCAGAGTCGTCCACGTACAGATGGACGGCCACCCGCTCGGCGTAGTGGCGGTGGATGAGAGGCTCCTCGAAGTACTGGTCATCTGGGGCGGCTCCTATGCCCT